TCAAATCACGTTTAGTGCCCGCCAAACCATCAACGGCACCCTGTCCACCACAGGCACAGCAGGCAACCGCAGAGTTTGGTTCAGAAGTGCCACCTACGGCATCGCCCACACCCTCACCGTCAACGCAGCCCCGAGCCTGACCGACGCAGACTTCCGAGACATCTACGTCATCGGCACAGCCGCGCCCATCAGCGGCACGCGTGTTGGCGACCTACGTGGATGCAGAGGCATCACCTTCGACACCCCCAAGACCGTCTACTGGGTCACCCTCGCAGGCGGAAGCTGGAGTGGCAACAACTGGGCTGCAAGCTCTGGCGGCGCGGTCAGCACGGACAACTTCCCGTTGGCGCAGGACACCGCTGTCATTGAGAACACGGGGTTGAATACGTCGGCTACGGTGACGCTTGATAGCGCAATTCCGTACACAGGCACGGTCACGATGTCTACGCGCACGAATGCGATGACGCTGAGTTTGTCGACGGGCTACACCATTTACGGCAACTGGACCAATGGCTCAGGAACAACGCTGAGCGGAGCACAGACGCTGACGTTCTCTGGCCGCAACACTCAGACAATCACAAGCGCAGGCAAGGCGTTTTCTGGGGGCATCACCGTTGACTCCTACGGTGGCACAGTCGAACTCGCCGACGCGCTGAACATCGGTGGTAACACCCTCACCATCACCAACGGCACCTTCGACACCAAGAACTACAACGTCACCGCAGGCTCTCTGTCGTCCAGCAACAGCAACGTCAGGACGATAACGCTGGGGTCGAGTACGGTGACACTAGTCAGCGTCACATTTACAACTGGAACAAATTTATCTTTTAACGCAGGCACATCAAGTGTGGTGCTTAACGGAGGGTCTTCCGGTATTGATGCGTCACAGACTTTTTATAACGTCTCTTACACCAGTACTTCTGCCGGCAACAGAACACTTCAAGGTTCTAGTGTGTTCAATAATTTGACTGTTGGGGCAGCAAGTGTGGCTGGAATAGTTGGTTTTTGGATTTACGCACCCCAAACCATCACCGGCACCCTCACCGTCGCCGGTGCCACAGCCGTCCGTCGCATCTTCGTCCGCTCTGACACCCTAGGCACCACCCGCACCCTCACCGTAGGCACCCTAGCCGCAGACAATTGCGACTTCCGCGACATAACCATTGCTGGCACCGCAGCAGGCTCTTCTCCGACCCGTGCAGGCGACTGTGGCGGCAACAGCGGCATCACCTTCCCTGCGGCCAAGACCGTCTATTGGAACCTTGCTGGAGCACAGAACTGGTCTGCAACGGCTTGGGCACCAAGCTCTGGAGGCAGTCCTGACATCAACAACTTCCCGTTGGCGCAGGACACGGCTGTGTTTGATGAAGCTGCTGGCAGCGTGACAGGAACCATCACCATCAATGCTGCTTGGAACATCGGCACGTTTGATGCGTCTGCACGGACGAGTGCGATGACGCTCACTACTAGTTCAAACAACCCGTTAATATATGGCGATTGGAAGTTTGGTACTGGTGTTACGTCAACAAGTGCCGCTGGTAATTTAATTTTCTCAAAAAGAGGTTCTCAAACTATAACAAGCAATGGCGTTACATTTGGTTGTCCATTAAACATAAATAATGTTTCTGGTACGGTACAGCTTGCTGACGCTCTAACGCTTAACTCTGCACGATCACTGGCAGTAGTGAGTGGAACATTTGATGCAGCGTCTTATAATTTGACAGTTGGCTTTTTTGACTCTACTGGCTCGGTATCAAGAACATTAAAAATGGGGTCTGGTACTTGGACGCTTTCAAGTACAGGCACAATTTGGGATGTCGGCGCAGGGGCAACAAATCTAAACTTCTACAAAGGCACTGCCAATATTGTTTTATCCGACACGAGTACGTCCGCTAGAACTTTTGGCGGCGGCGGTCTCTCCTACAACAAACTCACCATCGGCGGCGCCACCGGCACATCCACGCTCACCATCACCGGCAACAACCAATTCACCGAACTCGCCAGCACCAAAACCGTAGCCCATACCATTGCCCTTGGCAGCACGGCACAGACCTTCGGCAAGTGGACGGTGACGGGTACATCAGGCAACGTCGTCACTCTCACCGGCACCGGCATCGCCCACATCCTCGCTGGAGCCTGCACAGACAGCATTGACTACCTTGCGATGGGCTCGATTGGCTTTGCTGCCACAAGCCCTGGTGAGTTCTACGCTGGTGCCAACAGCACAGGCACGGAGGCAGCGCCTGTCTACCGCACAGCCAAGCCTGCCGACAGCACGCGCTACTGGGTTGGTGGTACAGGCAACTGGAGTGACACCGCTCGTTGGTCTACAGGCTCTGGTGGAGGCTCAGGCGCGTCTGTGCCGAGAAGCCATGATGATGTTGTCTTTGACAGCTTGTCCAACGCCACAGCCTACACAGCCACGGTGAATGCGGTCACTGGTGGCATTCGTTGCAAAGCTCTCACCATTGCAGGCCCGTTGGTGGGCAACGTGACGCTGGCTGGCTCTTCTGCGCTCATCATTCATGACGATGTGACATTGCCTGCGACGGGGTTGACGCGGACGTTTAGCGGAAACATCACGCTGTCGGGGTCAACGACGGGCAAGACGTTGACGACAAACGGTGTGACGTTAGCTTCGCTTTTGACAGTTAATGGAGTGGGGTGTGAGTGGACGTTGGGGAGTGCGTTAAACATTGGTAATGCTGATCTCAGGGTAACCAATGGGTCATTTGATACGGCCTCTTACAATGTGACCGCTGGTGGTTTTATATCAGATCATGGAAATTCTATAACATATTCTCTTGGAAGTAGCATAATAAGTTTTTCGGTTAGTGGTAATACTTTAAACTTTGGCACAACAGAAACAAGCGCCGCTAATCTGACATTTACATCCGGCACGTCACAGTTAAATTTTACAAACGCAAACCCTGGAATTACAGGAAACGGCAAGACCTTCTACAACGTTAGCTTCACAAGCGTGGGAGCAGGCACCGTCACCATCAACGGAGCCAACAGCTTCAACAACCTGTCCTTCACCGGCATCACCTCTGCCGGTCTGAAGATCATCAGCGTCACAGCAAACCAGACCATCACAGGCACCTTCACCTGCTCAGCAGGCACCAACGCCACGATGCGTCACTTCGTTCGCTCTGACACCATCGGCACCACACGCACGCTAACCTGCGCGGCTGTCAGCCTCACTGACGTTGACTTCAGAGACATCACCATAGCCGGTGCAGCAGCGCCAGCGACGGGCACGCGCATTGGCGACTGTAAAGGCAACAGCGGCATCACGTTCACGGCTGCGGCGAACAAGTATTGGAACCTTGCTGCTGGCGGCAACTGGGGCGGTGCTATTGGTTGGGCTACAGGCAGCGGCGGTACACCGAACATCAACGACTTCCCTTTGGCGCAAGACACCTGCTTCTTTGAAGCTACGGGGCTGAACAGCGGAGCCACCGTCACCATTAACGCAGCCTACAACATCGGCACCATCGACATGTCGGCTAGGACGACGAATACGATGACGTTGGCGACAGGCTCAACCACACCAGCGATCTACGGCAACTGGGTAAATGGTACGGGAACGACGCTGACGGGCACGGGGGCGATGACGTTTGCTGGTCGAGGAAGTCAGACGATTACCAGCGCTGGCAAATCTTTTACACAAACAATTGCGGTTGATAGTCCAAGCGGTACAGTTTTATTACAAGACGCTATTGCGTGGTCAAACGCAAACGGATTATTGGTAACTAGGGGCATCTTTGACGCAGCGACATATAATGTAACCGCTGGTGTATTATCATCATCGAATAACACACTTCGTTCTATTTATTTAGGGACCGGCACATGGTCGCTTACTGTTTCGTCTACTGTGTGGGATGCAAGCACATCCACCAACCTCACCGTCACCGGCACCGTCACCATCAGCCTCACCTCTGCATCAGCCAAGACCTTCGCAGGCGGTAGCGTCTCCTACAGTGGCATCACCCTCAACCAAGGCGGCGCAGGCACGCTCACCATCAGCGGCAACAACACCTTCGCCAACATCACCAACACCTACAAGGCCACCGGTGCCACCACCATCGCCTTCGGCACAACGACACAGCGTGTAGGCAATTTCACCGCTGCTGGTGAAACTGGTAGAGTGTTGACGCTGACAGGTTCTTCTGCGTCTTCGCCATGCACATTAGTCCACACAGGCTCTGGTACAGCAGCCGATGTTGACTACCTCACCATCACAGGCGTTAGGGCATTCTAATGAGCAACTGGTACGCTGGCGCTAATAGCACCAACAACGGCTCCTTTGGTTGGCTCTTTGAAGCCAGTGGCGGTAGTCCTATCAGCGTCAATGCCACTGGTGTCAGCGCTACAGGTTCTGTTGGTAACGTCAATGTCAATGTAGGCATTTCTGTAGACGTCACAGGCGTCAGTGCCACAGGTGCTGTTGGTAGCGTCACTGTTGTCTTTGTAACGTCAGTGCCTGTGACAGGCGTCAGCGCTACAGCCTCTGTTGGTAGTGTTGATGTCAACACAGACGCTAACGTAGACGTCACAGGAGTCAGCGCTACAGCCTCTGTAGGCTCTGTTACTGTTGAAGCTGATGCTGTCGTAGATGTCACTGGTGTTAGCGCTACAGGAGCTATAGGCTCTGTTGCTGTCACAGGTGATGCCAACGTTGCTGCTGTTGGTGTCAGCGCCACAGGCACCATTGGCACTGTAGGCTTCATCACCAACAACACCTTTGGTGTCACAGGTGTCAGTGCTACCGTCTCTGTTGGCACTGTTACCATCACCTTTGACACCAAAGCCAACGTCACTGGTGTAAGCGCTACAGGTGCTACAGGCTCTGTTGCTGTTACTGGCACTGCTGTCGTAGACGTCACAGGTGTTAGCGCTACAACGACATTAGGCGATGAAGTTGTTGTTGCTAAGGCTGTTGTAGACATCACAGGCGTTAGCGCTACAACAACGTTAGGCTCTGTTGCTGTCACCACCACAGCCAATGTCAGTGCTGTTGGTGTTAGCGCTATAGGCGCTGTAGGCTCTGTTGTTGTCACAGCAGATGCTGTTGTAGATGTCACCGGCGTTAGCGCTACAACAACATTAGGCAACGAAGTTGTCACTGCTGATGCTAATGCCTATCCCAATGGCAACATCCTTAACGGAAGCATTGGAGACGTAGACCACAGCACCAATGCCAACATCAGCGTCACTGGTGTTAGCGCTACCATCTCCTTAGGCACTGCTGTTGCGTCCATTCCCATCACAGCAACGACGACAGGTGTTAGTGCTACAACGTCCTTAGGTGATGAGACAGTAGATACAACAGCCAATGTTAGTGCTGTTGGTGTAAGCGCTACAGGCGCTGTAGGCAATGTAGACTTCATCACCAACGCCAGCTTCGATGTTGTAGGCGTAAGCGCTACAGCATTCGTTCAAACCGTCATTGTCATTGCCAAGGCTCAGGTATTTGCTGCTGGTGTTGTAGGCACTACAGCGTTAGGTAATGAAGCAGTAGTCAACACCTCCTTTGACTATGAAGCTGTTAAAGAGCTGTATGAAAGACTACGCACTGTCTATGTAGGCTCTAAAGATGAAAGAAAGACCTACATTGATGGTCAAACAAGAAAAGTGTATGTTGACGGTAGAGACACAAGAAGAGTGTCTGTTGATGCTCAACAACGCATTGTCTATGTCACTTCCGATAGAACAACATCTTCTAGTGAACGAAGAGCCTATGTAGGCTTGAGTTGACAAAAGTAGTGTTTACTTTTATAACACCAGGCTAAGGAAAACCTATGTCGTATAAATGGCCCAACAAAGACCCTGATGAAATCTTGGACTACAGCGTAGACTGGTCTAGATGGCTTGGCACGGGTGTCACTATTTCTACTGTAGCCTGGTTCGTTGACAACGCCTCTGGTGTCAAGACAGCCTTCAATGCTACCAATGTTGTCAACGGTCTTCAGAACGTGTCACAGACAGCTACAACCACTGTTGCCACCATCAATCTTGGCTTAGGCACAGTGAACAAAGAATACAAAATCTATTGTCGTATCACCGACAGTAGTGGATCTATTGCTGAGCGTGTCATCAAGCTCAACATCAAGGAAAACTAATGGCATACAACTACCTTGAACTTGTCAATGCTGTCAACAGAAAGCTGAATGAGGTTGAACTCACTTCAGCGACCTTTGCTACGGCTAAGGGTTGGTATGCTCAATGCAAAGATGCCATCAATGCTTCTCTGCGTGACATCAACCAAAGCCATTTTGAATGGCCTTTCAATCATGTCAGCACAGAAGAGACGTTGACGGCTGGTACAAGTAGATATGCCTTTCCTATCGATGCTGGCTCTCTTGACTTTGATAGCTTCAGAGTCAAAGAAGACAGCACCTTTGGCAACAAGACAACGAAGCTGGAAGTGCTGACATATGATGACTATCTGAAGCACTATGTAGACCAAGAATATTCTTCTGACACCAGCATCAGAAATGTTCCCAGCAGAGTCTGCAACGCTCCTTCACAAGAATACATCGTCGTACCTCCACCAAAGGAAGCGTACAAACTCGTCTACGAATACTATCGTATTCCTGTTGATCTGGAGAAGTTTGACGATGTTCCCTTTATTCCTGAGAGATATAAGCATGTCGTCTTAGACGGCGCTATGTATCACTCATATATGTTCAGAGGGAATGAACAAGCTGCTACGTTGTCAAAGACTAAGTTTGATGAAGGCATCAAGAGAATGAGAACAGTTCTCATTAACAAGTATGAATATTTGACATCGACCTATGTAGCTACAGGTCCGTTCTTCATTGCTGGTCCGAGGCTAGGCTGATATGGACAGAATTGAGAGTTTTCCTGTAGCCTGTGCTGGTGGGTTGGTGACGAACCTCCCACAACTGGCACAGGCTTCTCAGTTTCCTGGTACAGCTAGAGAGCTTGAGAACTTTGAGCCGTCTGTTGAGGGTGGGTATAGACGCATCAATGGCTTTGCTAAATGGTCTTCTACCCCTGTATCGGCGCTTCCTGTTGTGTGGACAAGACAGGCTTACTCGTCTGGGGTTACATCAATCAACATTGCTGGGTGGTATTTTTTAGCTGATTTTAATGGCGGCGGCACACAAACATTTACCATTGGGGGCTCTAACACTGTATATACAATTACTTCAATAACACCAGACTCCAGCAGCCCTGACGACGTACACGCAACAATTACCTTTACACCGGCTTTGAGTGTAAGCATACCTGCTCGTGGTTTTGTTTTTCTACAACAAAACATGTCACTAGACAACATAGCTCTGTTGGTTTCTTTGGAGGAGTATTTATTCGTTATTAACGAATATGGCAATTTTGTTAGAAACCTCAACAACATTTTGTATTTGTCTTTGGGTAATCATCAATCAGGTAATACTTTTTATTCTAGAGTGAATGGTGGCGGTCAGACAGGAACTACATTTCTCATTAAAAACCTAAAGAATAGACCAATAGCTGGGGATAGTTTTTGGATTGGAACCAACTCTGTTTCTTTCCCAGACACACATGTTATTGATTCCGTCAGTGCTTATGATGCTGGTGCAGGGACCGCCACTTTAGTCATCTATCCTGCTCTTCCTTCTAGTCCTTCAGATAACACTCTCATTCAATGGCTAAGAAGACCTAGGACAATGATCAGCGGGTCCGGTCTCATTCCTACAAAATATGCCAAAGGATCAACAGAATATATTGCTCTTCCTGCTGGAAGTGCTTATCCTTTGATTTTGTCCTCTACATCTTATGAGCCTGTTACGTCTTTATACGACATATTGAACGCTGATAACGACGCTGTGTTAGCTTCCGCCTACTACAGAAATCATATGTTCTGGGCTTCTCAAAGTAATCTCTACTTCTCTGCTCCTTTTGATGAATTTGATTACACTTCAGCTAATGGGGCAGGTCAGATTACTGTTCCTGGGACTATTGTCGGCTTGTTGGCTTTGCGTGATAGTCTCATCATCTTTTGTAGATATAACATCTTTAGACTCACTGGCTCTAGTGCTGAGAGTTTTGCTCTGAGTCCTGTAACAGAAAACACAGGCTGTCTTGATGGTCTTTCCATTCAAGAAATCAATGGAGACATCATGTACTTGTCTGATACAGGTATATCTCGTCTTTCTGATAGCGATCAACAAAGCGGCTTAGGAATCAGTGTTGCATCAAACACCATCAAGACAGAGGTGAATACGTTGTTGGCTCCTTCGGCAAGCGGGGCCAATCTTTATCTAAGTGCTTTCATCCCAAATAAAGGTCAGTACAGGGTCTTTAAATACAACTATGCGACCTCAGCCGCTAACACTATTGCTATAGCTGGTTCTCAGGTAAGTATGGACGCGGGTGAGATTCATTGGTCTTTGATCAAGGGAATAAAACCTTGGTCAATTGATTACTGGAAAAAGGAAGATGAAGTTGTTTTTTTATACACCCCGACAGCTTCTGGTCCTACTTACGTCTACGAAATGGACAAGGGTAACACCTTTGATGGGACCAACATCACTGCCACCTATTCCACACCATATTACACCTTCAACGATCCGAAGATGCGTAAGAACTTCCTCAAGCTAACAATGACTGTTGAGCCTGAAGGAAACGTCACCACTACTGTTGACACTCTTCTCAACTACAACAAGAGCGATGTTATTCAGCCGCCTAGTGTTGTCTTAGGAACAACGTCATCGACTTATGGCGACATCACAAGCCCTTCTTATGAGACGCTGCTGATCGGTAATGGTGAATCAATGTCGTTGAAGTTT